AATTAGAAATATTTATTGGCGTGAGTGGTGATAAAGGAAGTAATCCTCAATTGGCCAGACTGCATGCAATGATTAGAGAAATAGCTCAAGAAATAGGATACACATTTGAAGAAGCCAAACTAGTAGTAAAAAGAAAAGCAGGACTCTGCTTTACAAAAAATAAAGAAGAATACTGCAAGTCTTTTGGTCAATGTGACAAAGATGAACTAAACTTAGCTATTCAAGCTTGTATAGAAATTGGAGACTTTAGTGGAATGCAATTAAGATAATTAGTTTAAAACTTTTATTTTATCTTGAAGTTCTTTTAACTTTTCAGTTATATCTTGATCATTTTGCATCATTGTTGCAAGCTCTCTTAATTCTTCTACAGTTGCTGTAGTTTCAGTTTTTTTAGCCAAACCTTGTTCATTTGCAAGATATTTGAATAATTGTAAAAGAGAAAATAAAGTATAAATATCAGACTCTTCTGTATTAAGTCCTAAATTAACTTTTTCATCTTCTTCTTTATCAAGATTTTGATCAAATTTTTTGAACATTTCAGGTAGTTTAGCAGGACCCGCTGAATAATTTAATAATTTATCAGTTAAAATTCTTTGTATGCCCGGAATGTAGGCTGTTGATACTTCAATACCTTTTATGGTATCTTTAAAATCATAAGTATCAAATGTTTGCAGGGTTTTTTCTTCACTCATAATAATTGTATTTATTGACAAATATACAATATAAAATAATAAAAATGGAATCTAATATAGATAAATTTAAAAATCAGATAAAAACTGATTCAGAAACATCAGGTTGGGATACAATACTTAATCCTTTTGTAGATAGCAAGTCATTTGAAGACGTATTTAGTTTTTTAGAATCAGCTGTCAATAATGACCTAAGATTTACTCCGCCATTCAAGGATGTATTTAATGCATTTAAAGAGTGCTCATATAATGACCTTAAAGTTGTCATAGTAGGACAAGATCCATACCCACAGTTAGGATCAGCAGATGGTTTAGCATTTAGTTGCTCAAAAAAAGGTAAAGCTGAAAAGTCTTTGCAATATATACTTAAACAAACCATAGGTGATTTTACTGATACAGGTAGAGTTATATATACTCCAGAAGAATGTGACTTAAGACGTTGGGCTAATCAAGGTGTATTGCTTATTAATACAGCATTTACAGTTGAGGTAAACAAAATAGGTTCACACTATAACTTATGGAAACCATTTACAAATTACATATTTGGTAATATCAACAAACACAAAAAAAATACAGTGTTTGTATTGATGGGTAAAAAAGCTGAAGAATGGGAAACCTTACTACCTGATTGTAAAATACTTAAATGTTCACACCCAGCATCAGCTGCATACAAAGGTGGAGAATGGGACCATAATGATGTGTTTAATAAAGTAAATTTAGAACTAAAAAAACAAGAAAAACCTTTGATTATTTGGTAAATTTTGTTTATTTTTGTTGTTCACCTTTTTAATCATATATCTGATAATCAATCACTTATAATAAAAACCAAACAATATGTGGGAACTATTTCAGATAATGCTGAAGAACAATTTAACACCAAATCAAGTACTATTATTATTTGGAATAAAGCAAGGAGTATCTTTGCCTCAAATCACAAATGATGATAAGTTAGCTCTTGAAAGAACAGGCTATTTAATCTTGGATAATGGTAAATATACAATGAGTGCTGAAGCCAAAAGCTTGATAGTACATTTAGATAATTATTTTACCAAAGCAAAAAAGAAAACAGATGCTCAGTTAATGGGCCAAGACTTTGTTGATAAAATAAATATCTATAGAGAAGTGTTTCCTAATATAAAACTTCCCAGTGGCAAACCAGCCAGGGTTAATGTAAAGATGTTATCTGAATCATTTAGATGGTTATTTGAAACATATGATTATACTTGGGAACAAATCATAAAAGCTACTAGAATGTATGTCAATGAATACCGTGATGCACAATACATGTATATGCAAACTAGTCAGTACTTTATATGCAAACAAGATAAGCATAAAGTAAAATCATCTACACTAGCGGATTACTGTGACATGATTAGAGATGGTGTAGAAACAGAAGTTAAACACTTTAAAGAAAATGTAATATAATGAGTAAACCAACAGAATCATGGATAGGTCAATATGCTGCCTTTAATGAAGCATTAAAATACATGTACAAGAGACAAACCGGTGAGGAAAAGTCTATATATACACCATGGCCAAAATTCAATGATGCTACAACTGATGGTTTAGAGTGGAATACATTAACGGTTATTGGTGGAAGACCTGGTTCAGGTAAAACATTAATTAAAGATCAAATCATAAGAGAATCTTTTGCATTGAATCCTAATGATTCATTTAGAGTATTAGAGTTTCAGTATGAGATGGTTGGTAGAACCTCAGCAATTAGAGAATTTTCTTCAGTCACTGGCAAAACTTATAAAGAGTTATGTAGTGCAGGAAGTTTAATTACTGCTGATACACTCAATACTTGTCATCAATATGCTAAAGAAAGAGTAAAACATCCTGTAGATATTGTTAGTACTCCTATGACTGTAAATCAAATGCGTGAGCAAATTGATATGTACATGAATCAACACAAGGGAACAAAAACAATAATTACTTTGGATCACACCATGTTGGTCAAAAGAGCACCTTACCAAAACAATACATTGGATATGTTATTTGAATTGGGTGAGTTCTTTACACAATGTAAACGTGACTATCCTTGTTTATTTATTGCTTTATCACAACTTAATAGGAATATTGATAACCCTGAAAGAGCAATAGACGGTAAGTATGGTAACTACATTCTTGAGTCAGACATATTTGGTTCAGATGCAATGCTACAACATGCTGATACTTTAATTGGTATCAACAGACCAGCAAAGCAAAAGATTAGATTTTATGGCCCGGATAGATATATCATTGAAGATGACAAAACAATAGTACTACACTTTCTTAAAGCAAGGAATGGTGATACTAGAATGAGTTTCTTTAAAGCTAAGTTTGAATCAATGCAAATTGAAGAAATGGTTACACCAGCAGTTCAAGAAAGAAGATAGTATGAAAGATCAAGCAAGAACATATGTAAAAAGTCTTATTTTGTCTCAGTTATTACTTGAAGCTAATGATGAATTAGAGGGAACACCGTTTTATGACACCAGACTTAGTGTTGATGTAAAAAGACTTGAAAAGACTTTAATTAAACAGATTGATAAACAATTTATGAATATATATAATGCTGATACAACACTGATTCATAACATAATGTTTAGAATTGAAGGTTTAATAAAGAAACTATCTAGTTGTCAAATTGATGATCTAACAATGCTTGACTTTATAATAGACAAGTATTTAGAAAACAACAATTGGATTTTAGAGAACATAGAATTACCCATTAAACCATTAAGAAAACCATGATAAACACTAAAAATTTAAATAAAACAAAAGAGATGGCAATAACACCTGATGAACGTAAAATTAAGGTAAATGCTTTAAGAGAAGAGCATGAAGATTACTTCCAAACTAATGGAATAATTAATGCATTATACATACCTAAAATGGCTTATAGGCCAAGTGGCAAAGATGAATTATATGTTAGTTTCTTTCCTAGTGAATTTGAAAAGAATGAAGACATATATACTGAATTTGTAAGTATAAATTATGATACAGAAGACCCAAAAAGAACATTGTATCTTCATAAACACAATCCTCATTGGAGAGAAGAATATGAATTAATTGAATCAAGCACTGGATTTATTAGACACATAATCCCGGTTAATGAATTAAAGATCATAAATGATGTAACAAATAGAGGTAAACTTATCCATGACTTTGCTAATCCAGATCTACCAGATCCTGATAAGAAAGAAGCACCAGGTTTAGTTGAAGCTTTAGTTGAAATTAATAAGACACTTAAATCAATTCAATTAACATTAAATAGTATCCTTAATAAATAAATAAATATGGCACAAAGTGTATTAATCATTGCTGACTCAGGTACAGGCAAATCAACATCAATCAGACATCTAAATCCTGATGAAACTTTTGTAATCAACATTGCAAACAAACCACTACCTTTTAAAGGTTGGAAAGGAATGTATGCAGCAATTTCAAAAGACAACCCAAAAGGTAATTTGGCATCTTCATCTTCTGCAGCAGGAGTTGTTAAAGCTATTTTACATGTTAATGAAAAGATGCCACACATCAAGACTTTGGTTGTAGATGACTGGCAGTATATGAGTTCTTTTGAATATTTTGACAGAGCAAATGAAAAAGGTTATGAAAAATTTACACAAATTGCAGCAAACTTAGCTCAAGTAGCTAAACTACCTAAAGATTTGAGAGATGATCTAACTGTATTCTTTTTGACTCACTCAGAAGATTCAACTGATATTAATGGCAACAGAAAAATTAAGGCAAAAACAATTGGTAAAATGATTGATAATGCATTAACTTTGGAAGGCTTATTTTCTATAGTTTTATTTGGTAAGGTTAGTAAAAATGATGATGGTGAACTTATCTATGGTTTTGAGACACAAAACAGTGGAGAGAACACATGCAAATCACCCCAAGGAATGTTTGAGGAAAACTTCATCCCAAACAACCTGCAATTTGTAAAAGATTGCATTAAGAAATATGAAGAATAATAAATAAATCAATTAATTAAAAGAAAAAATTATGTTAAGTACTAAAGGAATGTCAGCCGCTTCAGGCAAAGAAAAACCAGTAATTGGAACAGGAAATCACAAAGTAAAAATCAACTCAATTAGTTTTGATAAAACTCCTTATGATGCAAATGCATACAACATTATGTTGCATGTAGAAACAGAACCTATAACAGGTGATTTTCAAGGATTTTTGAAAGATATGAATAAGCCTGATGGAGCACGTTATGATGGTCAAGTAGGTAGAGTGAGATATTCACCGTATCCATATAAAGACACTGTATTACCTAGTGGAAAAGAAATCAGTAGAGATACTGAAGTACAAAAAGCAATGATATTTTTAGCTGAAGCTTTAGATAAAAGAGCTGGATTGGATGCTATTCAAGCTAATACAATTGAAGACTTTATGGCAAAATGTAACACATTGTTATCAGGTCCAACATATGTAAATATGTGTCTTGGTGCACGTGAATGGGAAAACACTGAAGGTTATATAAACAATGATCTTTATTTACCTAAAATCAGTAAAGAAGGTGTTCCTGTAGAAGCATTGAATGTTGAAAATTCTAAGTTGTTAATTTTTGACAGCAATAATGTTAATCATTTGAGAAAAGTAGAGAAGAAAAATTCACCTACAACAGATAAATTTGAACCTAGTTCAGCTGCTTCTGGTGATGATTTTGATTTATAATAACTAACTTAACTGTGGGGCTGGCTGTAATATGCCAGTCCCATTTTTATTTATATTCTCAATATGTTTAACACAAAAAATTTAGTATTAGAAGAAACAGATGTTCCAAGCTATTGGGTGTTTCAATATTATTTAAACTTATCAGAACCCTTAACAGGTCAGGATGTGAAGATTAAATCAATCTTTAATCCTAATGACAAAACTCCTAGCTTTTGTGTATACGTAGATAAATCTATAGGTATGTATAAGTTCAAGGACTTTTCAACTGGTAAAAATGGTAATAAAATAGACTTAGTTAAACTTATGTTTGATTTGGAATATAGAGATGCTGTTAGAAAAATAGTAGAAGATTACAACTCTTATGTTAAAACAACTGATTTTGAACAAGTATCTTTTAAAGTTCAGGCAAAATGGGAAATTGATTTTGTTAATACAAGACAATGGACTGAAAATGATGGTAGATATTGGTTAAATTTTAGAATAGGATCTAACCTATTAAAAGAATATAATGTAAAACCTATTGAGTATTACAATTTAATTAAAGAAGAAGAAGGTGAAGTTAGAAAATTAAAGATTGAAGGACATTCTATTTATGGATATTTTGATAAAAGTGATGAGTTGTATAAAATATATCAACCCTCAAGTAAACACAAATTCCACAAAGTAAAATCATATCTTCAAGGCTTTGATCAATTGACTTACACTCAACCTTATTTAGTAATTTGTTCATCATTAAAAGATGCCCTATGCCTTAAGAGTATTGGTTATAACATTGAAGTATTAGCACCAGACAGTGAGAATACAATCATAAAACCCCATGTTATTGAGCACCTAAAAAAGAAATACAAGAAGATAGTCACATTCTTTGATAATGATACTGCAGGTAGTCTAGCAATTGATAAGTATAAAACTTTATACAATCTAGATGGCTTTGCTTTACCCTTATCTAAAGACATCAGTGACTCTATGCGTGAACATGGTTTTGATATAGTACATCAAACATTAAAACCTTTACTTAAAGAAATTTTAAACAGATAAAAAAATGAAATGGTTCATACCGGGCTCAGTCCCAAGTAGTAAAAATGGTAGAAGATGGACCGGCAAGTATTTTATAGCAAGTAAAACTGTTGTAAATTATAGAAAAGTAGCTAAAGATTATTATGCATTGTATGCAGAAGAGTTTAAAGCTGAGTTGGCCAAACATCAACAACCCGTAAGTATCCAATTTACATTTATCAGAGGCAGCAAACATAAGTTTGATTATATTAATCCCGCACAAACAGTGCAAGATGATATGGTTACATTTGGTTGGATTGAAGATGATAATGCAGATTGTATACTGCCTGTATTTGTAGAGTACAAATATGACAAAGTTAACCCTGGAGTAATTATAGAAATTTTACCAGATGGCAAGGATAACAATTAAAGAATTTTTTTCATTACGTGAAATGTTTATGGGTCTTGGTGAAGACTTTGAATTAGCTTTTGAAAACTACAAAAACTTGGATTATGATGACAAAGATATTTTAGATTTATTATTTACTAAATCATTGTTGTTTGATAAAAGAGTACGTTTCTTGAGAGCTATTGATAAAGGTTATTTACCAGAAGAATTAGTTAGTAAAAACATTAACTCTATAATAAAAGAATTTGGAGACTTTGTTGTTTACAAAAAAATATTATTAAAAATATTATACCCACAAAAATGATAAATATACAAGATGGTGTTGCAAGAACCACCAAGACTTTAATTTTAGATGAGCCCTTTTACGGGCTTTTTTTAATTGGTATAAACAAACAATACAGTGACCGTATACCTACAGCAGGTGTAAGTAAACATGGTATTGGTATGCAGTTAACAATTAACCCTAATTTTTTCACTGAGTTAAGTGAATTACATAGAGTTGGATTGATTAAGCATGAATTGTTACACATAGCATTTGGACATTTATTATTGAGAGATTTGTATTCTGATCACAAGTTATTTAATATAGCTGCAGATCTAGAGATCAATCAATACATTAGTTCAAACATGCTACCAGACGGTGGATTATTACTAAGTAGTTTTCCTGAATTAAATCTTCCTGTAAAAGCAGGAACAAAAGTCTATTATGAATTATTAGAACAAGCCCAACAAGATGGAACATCTCCTTCATTAGATTCATTAATGGATCAAATGGATGGTGAATCAGAGTATTGCCATAGCACATGGAAAGAATTTGATGAGTTACCTGAAGCTGATAAAAAACTTGTTCAAAAACAAATAGACCATCAGTTAAAAGAAGCTGCAGAACAAACTGTTAAGAAACAAGGAAATGTTCCTGGAGAGTTAAGTGAATTAATTGCAAAGTTATTTCATGTTGAGCCAGCTAAATTTGATTGGAAAGCTTACTTAAGAAGATTTGTTGGAAACTCATCTGTAGTGTACACTAAAAAGCTGAGACGTAAATACAATAAAAGATATGCAGAAAACCCAGGACTAAAGATTAAATTTAAAAATCATATTCTTGTTGGTATTGACACATCTGGATCTGTAAATACAGAAGAGCTTAAAGAATTTTACAATGAATTGCATCACATGAATAAAACTGGTCATAAGATTACAATAGCTCAGTGTGATACATCAATTAAAAGTGTAGAAGATTTTAATCCAAAAAAAGATTGGGCTATACATGGTAGAGGTGGAACAAGTTTCCAACCTGTAATTGACCATTATAATGAAAAGAAGTGTTATACAGCACTAATATATCTAACAGATGGTGAAGCATATGCTCCATCAGATTGTCCAAAAAATGCCTTATGGGTATTGAGTAGTATTTCTACAATGAATGAAGAGTTACCAGGAAAAGTAATAAAATTAAATTAAAAAAAAAACATGGCACAAGTAAATTTAAATGTAACAGAATTAAAAGGGTTTGTAAATCACATTATTACAAACAATAGATTTTTACAAGCACAAGGTAAACAATCTGTATCAGTAGAAGTATTAGGAGAATCA